CTGGAGCACTGTTGCGGGCTCAGGGTCGCCCCACTCATGCCGGACGTAGTGGACCTGGTCGCCCGGGTTGGGAATCGCCGTGCGCTTGTGCGGGGGCCGCCCGTGCACGGCGGTCATGACCTCGTCGTCGGTACGCGGATGCTCGCCCTTCGCGCCGCGCCGCACATCGTCGTCGGCGGGATTGTAGGTAGGCCATGCCACTGGACCGCCGGGGCCGATCTGGACCGGCATACAGCGCGGGTCGGCGGAGTCCGACCCCACGTCCGCGCTGTCGGACTGCTTCTTACCGAACGGGCTGGGCCAGCGCCTCATACCTGCCTCCTACGACTGGGCGACACAGCGGACTTGGAAGTACCCCGAGCTGATACTGACAGAGGTGCTGTTGCTGGTGCATGTAGCGAACGCCTCCAGGTAGTCATCCACGCCAGGCGAGACGTAGTAGCCCTCAATGAAAGAGGCGGTGCCGACCCCAGTGCTGTTGATCACAGCCCGGTCGTCCTCCGCGATCTTCAAACCGGCGGTCGGGTTGATGGGCCAGACCCCAGAGGACTTGCTGGCCACCCCCAGCATGTAGGCTCCGGAGACGTTATTGACGTTCCAGCTCGCCATCAGCTTGTACTTGTAGAGACCCGGAGTGCGGATATTGATCTGCGAGGCCAGGTTGGTCGAGAACATGTCGTCAGTGTCCGTCACCAGAGTATCGAACGTGAACTTCGTGCAACCCTGGCCTGACGTAGCAAAGTTCGGAACGGGAATACCATTGAGCGACTGGAGGTAGCAGCGCGGCGGTGACAGCAGGAAGTTGACGGAGTCCCGGACGTTCTGATTCATCTCGTCAGCCGACACCGAGTCCTGCGGTGTCCACGTGCGCTGTACCGGCAGCCACTGGCGGAACCGCGAAAGGCGCGGGTCCAGCGAGGAGTTGACGTGCCTAATGGGAAGGATCTTTACGCTCATGTCGACGCCACCCACTGAGCCGCTAGATGGATGTAGAAGATGCCGCCACCATTGGTGGTCATACTGCTCCCCGTGTTCTGCATCCCCCAGAGGGAGACGTAGTCCCCAACGTTGAGGTAAATGTCTTTGGAGACGTAAGACGAGGTGCCCAATCCGGAATTCTGTGAGATCCGGCGGAAGTCATTGGCCTCAACGACCTGATTGGTGAAGGTTCCTCCGTCATCTTTCGTCAGGAATACACCTGCACCAATGGAGTTGGCAGCATTGTTGAGGAAGGGGAAGTGGATCTGCGCCCAGCACTCGTACAGGCCAGCAGTGTTGGCGGTGATGCGGGCACCTGAGCTGGGGTGCATGGAGTCGGTGTCCGTGAGCGTCGTGTCGAAATTGACCAGCACCGATACAGCATTTCCCCCTACAGTAAAGGAAGTTGAGTTGGTCAGCTCACAACGCGGTGTCGCCAGAAGGAAGTTGATTGCATCGCGGATGTTGCTGTTCAACTCCGAGGCGGAGACGATCTCACCTATGGCCCAGGTTCGCTGGACTGGAATGACAGCCACGGCGGCCCCCTAGCTCGATGCCAGCCAGCGACCGCTGGCTGTCAGGTTGAAAGGGATGTTACCGGCGATGGTCAGCGTCGAGCCACAGGTCTGGGCGGCGAAGAACTCCGCCTGGTCATTGACGTTCATGTACTGCACGGCCCGGATCGACAGCGAGGTCCCCAGCGTCGTGTCCTGGCACATGATGCGCGTGTCCTCGTTGAGACGGCTGGTGGCGCTCCAGGTCCCCGAGGAGTTGAGGGCGATGCCGCACTGCGCCGTGCCGGGGGCGGACGAGAAGGACGGGAAGTGGATATAGAGGATGAACTCGTACCGGCCCGCCGTGTTGGCCACCATGTAGGTGTTGCTGCCGCTGTGCATGGAGTCGGTGTCGGTGATCTCCGTGTCGAACAGGATGGCTGACGGCGTGGAGCTGGAGCCGCAGATCCGGTCGGTGCTGCGGTAGATGATGCAGCGCGGGGTGGCCAGCAGGAAGTTCACCGAGTCGCGGATCTCGGTGTTCATCTCCGCAGCGGTGATGATCTCCCCGGTCGTCCATGTGCGCGGGACGGGAACGGTGGCCATACGTCCCCCTTAGATCCCCAGGACCGTAGAAGTGCCTAGAACGGACAGGGTGGAGTCGTCCAGTCGCCAGGGGCCCACGCCGGGCGTGGTGGCCTGCGTGACTGCGGGCAGCCACGACACCGTGGTCTTCCAGACGCCGATGGAAATCTCATGACTGATGGCCGACACGATCACGTCCACGGAGATGGTGTCGGACCGGCCGATGGGCCGCCTGTTGATGGTCCAGCGGTCCCCGATGTTGAGGCCGAGTACGAACGGCCACATGATCGGGTTGTTGGAGGGGATGAGCGTGAAGGTCTCCACGCGCACCATAGGTACGGAGAGCAGGGTGTAGAGGAAGGAGATGCGCTCCTGCACCTGCGCGTCGGAGGCGAGGAACAGGGCGAGCTGGAGCGTGCTCGTAAAGAGCTGCGCGATGGTGTTGTTCGGGTCGCCGGACAGGAACAGGCCGCCGGTCGTGCCGTCGGAGGTGGTGCGCTGGCCCTGAATGTCGTTGTACTGGTAGGTGGGGTCGTAGGTGAACGAGATGTCATCCTCGGGATGCACCCACTCGGAGCCGTCCCCGAAGCTGCCCTTGCTGGTCTGATTGAACCGGTTGACGCGGTTCTGGAAACGGAACCGGCCGAGCTGATCCACGAAGACCAAGCCGAATTCCCAGATCGCCACGTCGTTGAGCGCGTCCGTGGCCCACTGGCCCTGGATCGTGGCGCACGGGCCCAGCACGGACGAGCCCAGGTCGAGCACGCGCGGCCCGGACCAGCCCGCGTAGGTGAGGATGCGATTGATGCGGCTGCCAGAGTCCTCGGGGAAGCCCGCGTGACCGGATTCCCAGTGCGACTGGATACGGCTGGCCGACAGGGACCCGGCGTAGGCCGCCACGTGGGCATAGGTGCCGATGCCGATGTCCGTGAATTCCCAGTCGTCCTGGAGTCCGCCCACGTCGATCGTGTCGATCTGCGCGCTGTTGATGCTCCGTGCCGCGCTGTACACCTGCACGCCGTCGGCCCAGATGGTGGTGTTGGCCGTAGTGAAGTTGACCACGAAGTGGTGCCAGCGGTTGTCGCAGTAGGTGCGCGTCGCCAGGTCCGTCCAGTGCCAGGCCCCGCCGGAATCCACCGTCTGGATCACCAGGTTGCCCAGGGTGCCCTTGCCGCCCTGCTTCTGGTCCACCTGGAGCCGGAAGATCAAATGATCGGTCCAGCTCACCGAGGAGGACTTGAGCGCGAACAGGGTCATCTCATCGTTGCGCTGCGGTACGAAGGGGATCTGGGCCCACATCTCGAACGTGACCCCGTTGCCGCTGGACTGGGACGGGAAGGTGGCCCCGGTGACCCGGCTGTACAGGCTCCAGCCAGCGTCGTTCGTCGGGGTCGGCACCGTCTGGCCCCAGCCCGGGCTCGGGTCGCCAGCGAGGCGCGTGGCCGTGCCGAAGTTGGCCGTGGCATCCGTGGCACGCTTCGGCGGTTGGGTGGCCAGCAGCACGTTGCCGCCGCTGCCGGTGGCGAGGTTCGCGGCGTAGGTCGAGCCGGAGGAGTCGTTGAGCGGCCAGTACCCCCACGGGTTGTCCAGCAGGGTCTCATGCTGCATACAGGACTTGAGCCTGACCCGCGCCAGGGTGGCGTAAGCGTCCACGCCGAGGGCCGCCGACATGCCGTTGACCACGTCGTCCCAGTTCTGCGGCCACTTCTCCATGTACCCGGTGAAGACGCCGTACTGCACCCCGTTCCAGGTGGCCATCTGCTGGAACGGGACGAAGTCCTTCACATTGGGGGAGTAGGGGGAGCTGGTCTTGCCATGGTCGAACCGGCCGTCAGCGTTGTAGAGCAGGAGCTGATTCTCCCCGGCTTCGGCCTGGCCCAGCTCGAACGGGATGCCGTAGTGGATGGAGGCCGACTGCACGTACTGGCTGATGTCCGTGGAGTAGGTGTAGCTGCCCACCCCGGCCGCGTTGGGCTGCTGGCCGAAAGCCACCTTGGTAGACAGGGCGGGCCAGTACGGGCTGGCGTTGGCCACGTTGGTCGAGCCGCCCTTGACCGCCAGGATGAGCCCGGCCGCCGCCGGGGTGCCCGTGGTCGTCCACGTGGTGGACTGCGCGCCGGTCGAGCTGACGATGCGGTAGGCGCAGTTGAGCCGGATCGAGTCGTCCGGGTCCAGCGAGCCGCCGTTGTTGTTGACCTCGGAGACCGTGGTCCACGAATCGGCTGTGTGCGAGGTCGTCTGCGTGAAGTCGCCCATCACGTGCGCAGCCAGCAGGAAGTCACTCGCGTTGCCAGTAGTGGCCGACGGCGTCAGCGAGCCGCTGGAGTTGTGGGCCGTCGCGGTCACGTCCAGCGGGGAAGTGTTGGTCAGCCCCGACACCTCGAACAGGTAGATGGCCTGCGCCGAGCTGTCCCAGAACCCGGCGAAGCTGGCCGTCACCTGGCTGACCGCCGCCGCGTTCGAGCACATGTAGGCCCCGAGCATGACCTGACCGACGACGCCGTTGGTGCCCGACGCTACGGGCGTGCCGACCGGCACCCACGTGTTCTGGGCGCTGTCCGTCACCGAGGACGGCACCCACGAGCTGTTCTGCACGTTGGCCGCCACGATGGCGAACAGCGTGTTCCCCGCCGTGCTGGAGAACGCCTTCGTGATGATGCCCACCGAGTCCGCCGAGACGGCGCTGGCGGAGTGCACTACCGAGATGGTCATGAAGCCCCCAGTCCCGGAATGAGCAGCGTCGTACCGCCGTTGCGGCGCTGGCTGCGCCACTCCACCTGACGCACCGAACGGTGAATCGTCTTGCCGTCAAGGTTTACCACGTTCTCGATCACGGCCCCCTGGCTCTGGGCCCCGGCGGACGCAAGGCGCGTGATGCTGTTCCACTGCGAGGCGGTCAGCAACGCCTCGGGCAGGCCCGTGCCGTTGTCCAGCACGGTGCGACCGCGCCCGACCTTGCCGCCCGTGTCGTACCAGCCGTAGGCCACCTCATGGTTCCAGGCCGCCTGCGGGCTGCCGTAGCGCGAGGCGATGTAGTTCTCGCCCCATTGGATCTGACCGGCCGCGCCGCCGTGGAAGTTGCCGGTGATGTCCTGCGGGATGCCCGCCGCACCCGAGGAGGCGTTGCGCGCGTTCGGGTTCCAGCCCGACTCCCGGTTCCAGAGGGCGATGAGCGCTGGCATCTGCGCCGAGGTCCAGCCGTGCGAGGCGAACAGCGACAGGGCGTACGCCTCCAGGTTCGCCGGGGCGCTCCCGCCGGGCACGTTGGCAGCGGCAGCAGCAGCGGCCTGGGCGGCTGCGATTTGGCCAATCGCCCCGAGGTCCATATTCAGCAACGCCGAGACAGCGCCAAGGCCAGCGCCCATCGTGACACCAGCGTCAACGGAATCCACGAAGCCGCCCGTTGCATGTCCCTGGCTGTTGAGCGCCTCCAGGAGTTGCCGATGCTGTGCCGTGGAGCGGGCGTTGACGACAAACTCGCCATGCGACAGCCAGTGCGCCGGAATCGAGTCCGAAGTGCCGGTGCCGGGACCGGAGATGAAGCCACCCATGGCGTGACCGTGCGGGAAGGCGCCGCCAGTCGGCTGTAGCTTCTGCTCTGCGGCTGTCACCTCTGCCTGCGCCCTGGCAATGTCAGCATCAAGCTGAGCTAGTACTGACTGGGTAAGATGGGCCTGCTGAGTGATCCAGGTATTGGTGATGGCCTGGATGTCTTTGGTGGTCGTGGCCTGAGCCAGCTTGGACATGAGATCCGTGTCGTTCTTCCAGGACTGGCTCACATCCGAACCGAGCTTGGCCAGGTCCTGCTGCATGGCTACCGTGTCGCCATTCTTCATGTCCTGGAAAAACTTGGTGAAGTCGGTCTCCAGGCTTTTGATGTTCTTGTTCTGCGTGTCGATCTGACCGGTCGTCGCATCCTGCTGGATCTTATCCCAGGCCGACTGGACGGCAGCCATGTCCTTGGCTTCCAGATCCTTACGATGATTCTTCGCATCCGACTGGAGCTGATCCCAGGCACTCTGGAGGTTGGTGTAGTCGGTCTTGGTGTTTGCCTCTATCTTCTGGAACGTCATATCCTGCGCCTGGCCGGTCGCCTTGTAGTACGAAGCCCAGGATGCAGTGGAGTGGAGAGACGCCTGTGTGAAGAATGTGTCGATCTGCTGAGCCCATGCCTGATCCAACGTTTTCCCGCTGGCCTTGATGGTCGTGGCTAGGCCACCAACATCCCCACCAAAGGCGGCCACGAATAGAGCCGTCGACTGTCCGAACTGCGTCTTTCCCAAGTTCATTACATCAACAACCTTGGCATTGCCGTTCTTAATGAAGTCGGCGTACGCCTGGTTGGCCTGCTGAATCGAGCCACCCGCCTTGAGGATCGCGGATGCCGCCGCACCCGCCCCGGATGCGCTGCCGGAACCGGAGCCGCCGAAGCTGTTCGCCAGATTCTGAAAAGCCTGGCTGACCTTCGTGCCTGCCACCGTGGTGGCCGCGCCCACCGTACCGTCGGCATTCTGAATGATGCCCTTGGCCTGGTCGGACTTCTGCTGGATATTCCCAGCATAGGCAAGAATGGCCCCACCGATAATGACACCGGCAGCCACGATCTTTGCTTGGATCGGGATAGCGTTGAACAGTGCGCTGGCTGCCCCGCCTCCCGCAGACGCTGCGCCGCCTGCTGCCGCACCGCCCGCCGCTCCTGCGGCACCTCCTGCGGCACCTCCTGCGGCCCGCGCCGCTACTCCGCCCGCCGCCGCGCCACCAAGCCCTCGGAGCGCCGAGGCCCCACCCGCAGCCGCATAGAGCGCCTGTGCGATAGCCAGCAGCTTGAGCGCGGAGGCAACCCTCTCAATGGCAATACCGAAGGACAGCATCTCAACTGCGAAGCGCCCCACGGGGTTTCGCATGATGTCCAGCAGCCACGTCGCGAAGACGTTCATTATCTGGAGGATGGCCTGGTCCCCGGCGAAGATGGCGAAGAATGTCCCGACGGTCTCCGCGAGTTTCGTCAGGATCTGCCAAGTACCTGGCCCGTTCTGCTCCAACACAGACATGAAGTGCTGAATGTCCGTGATACCGCGCGGAGTTGTTGCCCACTTCGCAAAGCCCGCCGTGGCCCGGTCGAGCCAGTCCAGGAAGACGGGGGCCATCGGCTGGAGGGCTTCCCAGATGTGCACGAAGCCCAGCCCGATATTGCCCAGGGCCGTCGTCAGGCCGGTGAACGCCTGCGGGCCCGCCGTGGTGAGGGTGTCGATGAACTTCTGGTAGCCGCTTCCCTTGAGCCCTTGGTCGATCTTGTCGAACATCAGCTTCCAGGCGTCCGCCATGGCGTTCACAAGCGGCAGCAGCGGCTTGAGAGCGTCCGTGGCCGCCTGCTCCGCCGATGCGATCATGCCGAACATCGCGGGCATCGCCGCCTGCCGCAGGGCGTCGTACTGATCGTGCATGGCCTGGTAGTTGACAACCGCCTGCTGCTGCTGCGGCACCAGGTTAGACCACGCCTTCTGCTCAGCGATGAGCGCGTTGAGCGAAATCTGCTGCGAGGACGAGAGGGCCTTGTAAATCGCCTGTGTGTCGCGGAGCTGGATCAGCCCGGCCTGCTGCGTCAGCGTCAAGTTCTGCCACTGCACGTCCTGCTGCGTCAGAAGCTGGAGCGACCCGGCCTGCGTCGGCGTGAGCTGACCCAGAAGCTGCTGGTAGCTGGACGCGGCCTGCGTATCCGTGGCCAGGAACGTCGCGGTCCTGGCCGCCGCCGCATTGTAGGTGTTGGTCTGCGACTCCAGCGTCCCAGCCGCCTTGGTGACCTCGCCGTAGGCGTCCTTGAGCAGCATGAGCATCGGCAGAGAGCCGCCAACTGCCGACGCGCCCGTGACCGCCGCGCCGACCACCGGGAAGGCCGCCCCGGCGATGAGCGGCGCGCCGCCAATGGCCGCCGCGCCGAACCCGGCTGCGCCCATGCCGAAGAAACCGCCGCCGAAACCGCCGCCCGTCGCCCCCGCCATATTGGCGCGGAAGCGCCGGATGAAGCTGTCGCTGGCCAGGTCGGCAGCGAGCTGTGCGTCCCTGCTTGTCCGCCTCAGGCCGTCCCGGATGCCATTGGACATGCCGTCGCCCATGCGGCGGCCGATCCGGTCACCCGTGGCGGCCATGTCGCTCTCAAGCCGCCTGCCCTCGGTGCGCGCGGCATTGTCGTCCATCGTGACCCGCATGATGGTGCCGCGCCCGGCCTCATCCTTGAACGAGCGCAGCGCTAGCTTGGCCTCCTCCAGCTTTGCGAGGAAGGCGGCGATGTCAGCCTGGAACTCCGCGATGACCGGAGGTAGGTACTCACCCGGCATATCCCCTCCTCACAGCGCGTCGTGGACGGCCTGACCCCAGGCGTGCTTGAAGATGTCCGTGTACACCCCGAGGCCCCGCAGCTCCTCCACGGTCGGCTTGAGATAGGGACGCTCGGGCATCCGGGTATTCGGCCAGTGACCCGTGCCCACCCGGCCCAGCTCCTGCACCCGGCCGTAGACGGGCGGGTTGGTCGGGCCGACCTGCGCCGACCACTTGTCGTGGCCGACCTCTTTCGCGTCGGTCTTACTGATCGACCGACCGAGAGCGCCCGTGATCTTCGCCGGAGGCGTACCGGGGGCCGACGGCGTGGGCGTACCGGCGGCGTGGGACTTGGCCCACACCTTCCGACGCGCCTCGTTCTGCGTCTCCATGGCGCACATGTCCACGGCCTCCGGGGTGATGGAGCGCACGAACTCCGTCATCCGGTCCAGCGCGTTGAGGGTACGGGTCGCGTTGATGCTGATCTTGAAATCCAGGTCAGCCACTTGGTCCCTCCCTCTCCGCTTTCAGCTCGCGGTAGACGTTCTCCACGCCGTTCCAGTCCGGCAGCATGTGAGCCGGGATCTCCGTGTCCACCTGCTTGGGTGTCCAGTTGTGGTTCACCGCGAACGGCATGTAGTGCGCGATCCGGAGCAGGAGCGGGTCCACCTTCTCGTACAGCTCCTGCTGGATCTTCTCATCTTTCCCGTCGTACCTGAGGAAGTTCCGCAACGCCCTCAGGCGGGCGTAGGGTTTTTGCGCTCAGGCCCAGACAGGTGAGGCAGGTAGAGGGCCAGGTAGCGGCAGAGATGCAGCCACTGCTGAGTGGTGATCTCGTTCATAGCCTTCGGGTTCCGGGACGGCGGCTTGATGTGCATTCCCGCCTTGGTCTTGCAGGTCCAGCGAGGAATCACGGCCACGGCGAGGGCATCGCAGAAGTCGGGCAGGCCACCCAGGGACAGGGCCCGCATCGCGGGCTTGATGTCCCCGGCTACCAGGTCCTCCGGCGGCGTGAACCACACCAGCACGTCCTCTCCCCCCCCGATACCAGGCAGGGTCGCTTCGGCCGGAATAGGCTCGGGAGGTGGGGTGTCGTCCTCCTCCTCCATCAGTTCCTCGGCCTTGTCGAACCCGGCCCGCACCTCGGGGGGAAGTGCGGGCGCGGGCTCGTCCACGACTGGCCCGAGCTGTGCGAACTCGAGATCCACTTCCGGCTCGGGAGCGCCGGAGATGTTGCGGGGCTTTGCCATTCTCGGTCCTGTCAGTAGGTGCTTCCGCTACCATGGCATTATGGGTAAGCGTGGTCCAAAGCCAAAGCCAGTGGAAGATCGTTTCTTTGCGAAGATTGAGCCCGGACCCGGAGATTGCTGGGACTGGACCGCAGGATTGCATAAGGGGTACGGCATCTTCAATGTAAACGCGAGTAGAGCCACTCCACGCACAACCCCAGCACATAGATGGAGCTATGAGTATTTTCGTGACCAGATCCCGCCAGGGCTGGAACTTGATCATCTTTGTCGCCGCGCCTGCTGTGTCAACCCCTGGCATTTGGAGCCAGTGCCTGGCTGTGTGAACCGCGCCAGAGTACTCCCGAAGGAGTACTGTCCCGCTGGCCATTCATACGAAGATGCCTACATGCGTGAGGGAAGCGGCAAGCGGCAGTGCCGAAAATGCGCCGCTGATGCCGCGTACCTGCGGCGCGGGATTGGGAGTCCTCGCCGCAGGTACGAAGATCATCAATAACTTCCCACAGCCATGGCGTTCCCCAGCGTGATCATGCCGGGGGAGAAGCCGCCAGAGCTGCCGACGTTCGTGGTGTTGGCGATGGCCTTGAAGGACACCTCCAGCTTGACCGCCTCGTCGGTTCGCACCGGCTGGACGGCGTTGTAGGCGACCTGCTGCATGTCGATCTGGAGGTTCTGCGTGGTCGCGCCGGAGCCGGAGTTGAGGACGAACTGGAGCTGCGGCTGGACGTTGGTCAGGTAGTTCGTCAGCGCCGTCTCGTTCGCCGTGATCACGGTGAACTTGCCCGACATGCCGAACTTGCCCTGCCGGATGATGAACGGCTGCGCCTGGCCCAGGGTTGGGTAGAGCTTGAGCTTGCGGGACAGGGTCAGCGTCAGGTTCTCGATGTTGTTGACCAGCGTGCCGCCCGACGCCGGGCCACCGATGCCAGTCAGCAAGTTCCAGCCCGCCAACGGTGGCAGGGAGGACACGATGACACCGGGGGTGCTGCTAGCAGCACTGGAGCCCCAGGACATGGCCTTCGCGGAGAAGGTCACCAGCTTGGACGGGTCCAGGGTCAGCGTCAGGTCGGACAGCATCGAACCGGGGTAGACGCGGGCCCCGGTCACGGCAGTGGGCCCGTACCAGTCGGTGATGGATAGCGAGTGCGCCTGCGCCAGCAGGGCGTTCGCGCCGGTCACGCCCGCGCACTGCTCCGAGAACTTGTAGGTGTAGGGCGTGCCGATGACGGTGATGGCTGCGCCCGACAGGTGCTGGAAGACCGTGGTGCCGTTGCCCTGCGCACCGGAGGTGACGTTGATCGGGATGGTGTACGGGCCCGCGCCGGACGGGGCGTTCGTCACGAACACCTCGGCGGTCAGGCCGGTGCCGACCTGGATCGTGGAGCCGCCGGGGATGGACGCCGTGGCGGAGAACTGAGTCGCGCCGACGTTGGCCGTGGACGACAGGGTGGTGGTGACCGGGATGGCCGTGCCGGTCATCGTGTAGTCGCCCATGATGTTGCCGAGCAGGAAGCCGCCCGTGTCGCAGCGGAAGTCACCGTCGAGCTGGCAGTCCCCGGACAGGGGGCCAAGGACCTCGCCGTACGTCTCGGACATGGACTGCCGCAGGCCGGTGTCGTCCAGGTAGAGCTGATTGTCCTTGCACGCCGGGTCCTTGGTCAGGAGCAGCGTCGCGGTCGGCGGCTGCGGCGTGCCCTGTGCCCCGCGCTCGGAGGCGAGGCCGACGTAAGTAAGATCACTCGGGTAGGTGACCGGGGTGTTCGCCATCGTCCGTCACTCCTGCGCGGCCTCGGCCGTAGATGCTGCCCGCTTGGGGGCGGTCTTGGGGGTCTTCACTACTTCTACTACGGGTTCCCAGCGGTCGTCGGGCGGCGCACCGTCGAAATCGACGGGGGCCATGCCCGGCTTTGCGTGCAGCGGACGGTGGTGGCCGTCCATTGAAGCGTAGGGGTAGACCGTGTGATCTGTCCCCGTGTACCGGTGCTTACCCATCAGTGCCTCCTCCTTCGGGTGACGCGGTTCCGGGTCACTTTCCGCCGCGTCACTTTCCGCTTGGTCGGGTGGGCGGCGTGGTGCGCCTTGAGCGAGGCGCTGATCTTGGCCCGCGTCTTGGCGGAAGGCGAGTGCCCTTTACCGTGGTGCGGATGGTGGCGGCCTCTCAGCGCGGCTGACAGGCGAGCGCGGGAGGCCGCAGACATGGGGTGGCCACGGTGGGGATGGTGCTTGCCCTTGAGCGCCGCCGACAACCGCGTGCGGGCCATGGCCGACATGGGGTGGCCTTTGTGGGGGTGCCGCTTGCCTCTGCGCGCCGCAGCCAGCTTGGCGCGCGTGGCCGGGCTCATGGGGTGACCCTTGTGCTTGTGGTGCTTGCCCTTGAGCGCTGCCCTGAGCTTCGCCCGCGTGGCGGCCGACATGGGGTGGCCACGGTGCGGGTGCTTCCGGCCGCGCCGGGCCGCCGACAGCTTGGCGCGCGTCGCGGCCGACATGGGATGGCCCTTGTGGGGGTGCTTGCGGCCCTTGAGCGCCCGGCTGATCTTGGCGCGCGTCGCGGCGGAGACCTTGTGGCCCCTGAGCGAGGCGCTGATCTTCTTTCGGGTCGCGGCGGACAGCTTGTGGCCGGTGCGGCTGCCAGCGCCGCCCACCACCACATACTTGCCGCCGCCGGGCGGTCCGGAGCCGCCGACCGGCGTGTAGCCGCTCATCCGAACTCGTAGATGCAGGCGCGGAAGGTTATCTGGGCCCACTGCTTGCGCATGTCGTCCACCTCATCGACGTACGGCTCAGCGTATGTGCGCGTGATGCCCCTCTTGCCCTCGCCCGATCCGGGAAACAGCGGCCGCGGAAGGCCCCAGGTGCCCAGGGACGGGTCCGAGATGATCTGTAGCCGGATACCCTCCACTACGTCCTGCTTGAGCTGTCTGGCGGCCTCCAGCCAGTTGTCCTCGGCGGTCACGTGAACCACGGTGAGATCCACAGTGAAGGACAGCTCGCGCTCGCCGCCGCCCTTCGCCCGGCCATGCTGCGGATCGGCAGCCGGGCCGGAGTGGCGCACGTCGGTATCACTCTGGACGGCTACGAAGGCAACACAGCGGGTCGTGCCGGAACCGTAGGCGGCCAGGTTCACGCCGAATGCCTCCGGCTGGTCCTCGTAGACGTGGTCCAGGTGGGTGATCTGCGCCGCGTTGAGGAAGTTCGCCACGTAGGTCTGGACGGTGTAGGCGTCCATCAGCGGCTCCTCTGCTGCACGTACGGCATCAGCTTGCCGAAGCCCTCCTGGAAGTTGTCCTCGCCGGGCCCGACCGGCTCAGCGGCGGCCTTGCCGCGCCCCATGCCCTGCGGCTTGATGGCCGTGCCCGCCCGCCGCTTGAGCTTGCCGATGGTGATCTCCACGCAGGCGTCCAGGATGGGCTGCGGCAGGCCGTCCGCGAAGGTCCCCGCCGGGTGGGCGTAGGCGGTGGGGGCGCAGCTCATCACGGACCCGGCCACGCCCGTCACGACCACCGGCTCCGTGCCGTTTTCCTGGTCGCGCAGCATGAGCTGCGTGCCGACGTAGATAGCCGTCGGGTCCTGCACGGTGAATGACGTGGCTCCGACCG